TGTACATATTCTTCTTACCGTTGACGGTCTCGGTAAGAACCTCCACCTTTTCAATCTCTTCTCTAATGAGTTTCATCTGTCCAGCGTCGGTTATTTAGTTATTTATTAACGCTCACTCTTCAGATTCTTCATACTCTCCTTCTTCGGAATCAAACATGCTGTTTGATACTTCGGGGCGAAGAGTCTCAACCTTTTCTGCAGACTTAGCATAAAGAAGGTCTTTAATTTTATCAGAGACTTTCGAGGGGGACTCGTCACTGATAATCATATCTAGAAGGTCGTCCATTTTACAAAAATGAAGATTGCTCAGTTATTTATGATAAATATACAGAGACTTTTTTTGTGATGAATGGGTTTCCCCATATCTACTATACGAATGTTGACCGCAAGACAGATAGAAAAAAATATATGGAGTCGCAATTTGACTCTCTTGGGTGGGCATATACAAGACTTGAGATGCTATCATGTCCTAAAGATGGTCCACCAAAAAAATTTTTAGATAATCTAATAGGTAATTATCCAGATAATTGCTCACAGTGGATTAACTGGTATGGGTCACTGCTATTTGATTTTTTTGAAGAGTGGTTGAAAAAAGATGAGGATTATCTTCTTTTTATGGAAGATGATTATGATTTATCTCTGGTAAAGAAATGGCACTTTACTTGGGATGAATTTATGGATAGAATTCCATATGATTGGGATTGTATTCAACTTGGATTTGAATCTCCAGATGTAATACCATTTTATCTTCATCCAACTAGATCCGACTATTCTTTGGGTCCATGTTTGATGAGAAGAGAGTATGTTGAGAAGTTGGTCGATTTTCATAAACCATCAGGTAAATATAAATTCGATTATACGATTGCAAATCATATCTATATTAATAGAGAATCTGGAATACATGATGGACTTGAATATGCCGCTACATCTGGTGGTCCCGACTACTATTTAAATCAATCTGGTAGAAGTTATTCAATACCGTTGATTCCAATTAATCCTTACCTCGCTGGTATCAGTCATCAAGGCCCTTTTGGTAAATTAGATTGGGAACCAAAACTTAGTTTTGTCAAATGTTATGAGGCATATCATGAATGGTGGAATAATGATAGAGATAAATTTACTTTAGATGATTTTTTTACCTACAGTAAAAAGAGTGATGTCCTAATGGAGAGAGACATTTCTAAATGGGACGATAAATATTTTTATGACCTTGCGGTGAACAATGCGAAACGTCTATCTATTTCAACCCCAGTACTCAGTTGAAGTACGAAAGGAAGATAATTATTGGTTACCATATAGTGTTGGATGCTTGTGGAGTTACTGCAATCAATTTGACGACATCAAAGAAGACTATAACTTAAAAGATATTATCTTTAAGAGAGAGCACCCAGATAAACTTTTATCTCGATTAGATAATCCTTTTTTATGTGCTTTTAGTTGCTATATCTGGAATGAGAAATATTGTCTAACAGTCGCAAAACTAATAAAAGAAAAATATCCAGAGTGTATCATAGAATTTGGTGGTCCTCAGGCAACTATAAAAATGCAGGAGGAGAATGACTTTATTGACTGTATTATGCTAGGTGGTGATGGTGAGCATAACTTCTTAGACTTACTGAGAAGAGGATATGACGCACCAAAAGTTTATGATAAAGGTAGAATAAAAGATTTAGATTTTCCAAGTCCATATCAATCTGGAGTCTTTGATAAAATTATTAAAGATAATCCAGATACATTGTGGGCAACCATCATTGAATCAAATCGAGGATGTCCACATAGATGCACTTATTGTGACTGGGGTGGTACAACTATGGGCAAGATTAATAAATTCAATCTTGACAGAGTACAGGAAGATATTGATTGGGTTAGAGATAATAATGTTGGATTCTTAATGCTCTCTGATGCAAACTTTGGCATTTTTGCTGAGAGAGATCTTGAGATTGCTAAAATGTTAAAGATTGCAGGAGATCATCCAAACAGTAAAATAGAAGATATTGTACTGCAATACTCAAAGAACTCAAATGAAGTAGTCTTTGAGATTACAAAAGAGATGGGTGGATTTGCTAGACGTGGAGTGACAGTTAGTGTTCAGAGTATGAACCAACCAACTTTGAAGGCGATAAAAAGAAAGAACCTTCACATCAAAGATATGAAGGGTCATATGAAGTTGGCTAAAAAGTGGGGAGTTCGCACCTACAGTGAACTTATTCTTGGTTTACCTGAAGAAACTTTAGAGTCTTGGAAGGAAGGTGTTTGTACCTTGCTTGAATGTGGTCAACACGAATCAATTGATGTTTGGTTTTGTCAGGTATTTGGAAACACTGAATTGAACAGTGCGTTGTCTAGAGAAGTTTATGGTATTCAAACGGTTCATGCAGAAGATTACGTATCTTTTACTAATACAAAAGATTGTGTGGAGATAAAAGAAACTGTTGAGATAATAAAGGGAACGAATACATTACCAACTGAAGAGTTGATCGAAGCATACTTATATACTTGGATGGTCGTTCAATTTCATATAAATGGATACTCTCAAATAGTATCAAAATACTATCGTAATAAAAAGAACGTTACTTATAGAGAGTTTTATGATAAACTGTTTGAAAGGATAAAATCAGATCCTATTTTGTTTGGAGATCACTATAAAAATCTTTATAACAAAATATACAATTATATGACTACTGGAAAAGTTCTTGACAGCACTGGACATGCCCTAGAAATGTCTATGGCAACAGACTTTAATCTGTTTTGGGAGAATAAAGAGCACACATTCAATTTGATATTTGATTGTTGGGGTGTGGATAGTAGAGTAATGAATTTACAAAAAGAATTTGTTTACAATCCAAAGCAAGATTATCCCATCAAACTATCTCTCCCGTTTAACCTAGATACTTGGGAAGATCAAGAAACCGAGTATAATGTATGCAATGCACGAGAAGAATCTGAAAGAGATAACATGTGGTTGCTCAAAAGACTAGGTTTAGATAAAAACACTATTGTAGAAGCATGAGAAACTTATACATGTTCCAACCGCAATATGCGGTAGAAGTTAGAAAGGAAGACACGTATTGGCTGCCTTATAGTGTTGGATGTCTTTGGGCATATTGTTTACAATATGGTGATATTGCTAGTGGATATCACTTAAAAGATCTTATTTTTAAAAGAGAGAATCCTGAAGAACTTGTTGCACGATTAGAAAATCCAGTGGTCTGTGCATTTAGTACTTACATTTGGAATGAGCAATATAATTTGCATGTTGCCAAGTTGATAAAGGAGAAGTATCCAAATTGTGTTATAGAGTTTGGTGGACCTCAAGCAACCGAGAAACTTACAAAATATGATTTTATCGATTGTATTATTGTGTCGGAAGGTGAGCAATCATTTTTAGATCTTCTTAGAAAAGTAATGATGCATGAACCTTATGAAAGAATATATCGTAAAGAAAGAATTGAAGATCTTGATTTTCCGAGTCCATATCAACTAGGTGTTTTTAATTCAATAGTTAAACAGAACCCTGATGTTCTTTGGTCTATGACAGTAGAGACCAATAGAGGTTGTCCTCACAGATGTACTTATTGTGACTGGGGTGGAATGACATATCAAAAAGTCAAGCACTTTGGTTTAGAAAGAGTTCAACAAGACATCAACTGGGCAGAGAGACATAATGTTGGATTTATATTCAACGCAGATGCAAATTTTGGTATGTTTAAAGAGAGGGATCTTGAGATTGCTAAACTATTCCGTGCTGCTGCAGATCGTGGTAAATTAGAAGCAATCAATGTTCAGTATTCAAAAAATTCAACAGAAGTTATTTTTGAGATTGCACAAATTCTTGGTGATATCAGTAGAGGTGTAACTCTTAGTGTTCAAAGTATGAATGAACCAACTCTTAAATCTATTAAGAGAAAGAATATGAGCATCAATAAAATATCAGAACAAATTGAGAAGAGTAAAAAATACGGAGTTAAAACATATACTGAACTAATACTCGGACTCCCAGAAGAAACATTAGATTCTTGGAAAGATGGATTTGCACAAATTCTTGAGTGTGGACAACATGATTCGATTGACGTTTGGTTCTGTCAAATGTTTGGTGACACTGATCTGAATAGTTCTTTATCAAGAGAAGTACATGGAATCAAAACCATTAAAGCGGAAGATTATATGTCGTTCAGCAAAGAAGATTATGGTATTAAAGAAGTCATCGAATTGATCTCAGAAACCAATACAATGACTAATGATGAACTTATTGAAGCGTATCTTTATGGATGGTTAGTTATTCAGTTCCATATTGCTGGATACACTCAACTTGTTGCAAAACATCTTAATAGTTTTGGAATGGGGTATAGATCTTTTTACGATAAACTATTTGATTATATAAAAAATGATTCTGGTGTTATTGGAGAACACTATAGAGAAATCGAAAGATCGGTGTCTCATTACATGAAGACTGGTAAGATTCTAGATCAAGGTAAACATGGTCACACTCTTCATGCTGCAAGTTTTGCCTTTATGTTTAGAAATAAAGAGAGTGTATTTGATATCTTATCTGACTTAAATTTAGTTACTGATGATACTTTAGATCTTCAACGAGCGTTCATCTTTGATGAAGATACTGAGTATCCGTACCAAATTAAATGTGGTAGAGATACTTATACAGTAGATACTGAGTTCAAAGAATTTGATAAAAATGATCCACACACAGTATTCATCTTGAGACGCAAAGGTCTATTGAAGAATCAACTATGTAAGGTTTGAATGCTTCAACCGCTTCATCCCACAAAATTCTCCTCTCATACGAAGTATTCATATCCATTAATGCAATTGTTAATGTAAATCTTGGATTTACTGATGGATTGTAAGAACTATGCAAAGGACCAACATTCACTAGACTACATGAACCAACTTCAACTTCATGTTCTAAATTTGCATATTGTTCTCTAGTTACCAACACTTGACCGTGATAATGATCATTTGTTCTGTCACCAACGTTATATTCACTTCTTTCAGGAATATCCATTGAGCAAACTTGCTCTGCACTGGTACTTACTCGCATTACAGAATCTGAGGTCCACCATCTCATAGTGCTTCCCTCACCACCAAATTGAAAGATTAATTTTGCCCAATCTGCATAGTAAACATTATCGGAATGTATTACTCCTTCATCTCCTGGCGGAGTATAAAAAAATTCTATCCAGGTAGAAGTGAACCCCATACTATTCAACCAGGGTTCTATCTTGTCATTACCCAGTTCAGATAGTTGAAATGTTTTGTGAAATTCTGGCCATCGAAGACCATCAACTTGATACAAAGAAGTATCAATATTAGGGATGTATTCCCTAATATCTAAAAATCTATGATAATGATTCATAATCAAACAATCTCAGGTGCTTCAGTGCTTCCTCCATCTTTTGCACCATCAAGATTAGGTTCTTGAATTGGTGCTCCCAAATCGTTTCCATTAGCAGGTAATGGTTCTCCAGTTTCAGGATCGATTGGAGCGTTTGGATCGGGAATAATACCTGCAGCAATTTCCTTCTTGATCAACTTATCCTGTTCGATAATCTCTTCATCAGTCTGGCGAAGAATCTTACGACGAACATAATCCTGAGAGTAATACTTACCAATGTAAGGTTCTGCAGTTGCTGCAATGTTGAGTCTTTCGGTCATCAACTCTGCATCTTTGAGTTCCGAGAAGTGATTATCATAAAGGAAGTCATACTGAATATGCTCAGACATGATCTCCCAATCTTCTGGAGATACAATATTCTTCAAAAGAAGTTGTGTTCTTAAAATATCATTGAACATGTTTGAGAATCTCTTTCTCAAACGTCCAACAAACTTAGTGAATTTTAATTCGTCTCTCAGAATCTCAGAAGAACGACCAAGATTAAAACCTTCTTGTCCACCAATTCTGGATGAAGGAACGTTCAGCGAACGATAAAGTTTCTCTTGGAAGTATTTGATATCAGACAATTCTCCAAGATTTTGACCACCAGGAAGTGTGGAGATTTCTGTTCCTCTACCACCTTCGCGACGAGGTAACCAGAAGTCTTCCAGCATACTCATGTATTTTTTATCGTCACGGATCTCTCCAGTGTTTGCATCATACACAAGTTTATTGCGATAACGCATCATGACATCACGCAAATATTGTTCTGCCTTCATTTTGGGCAGATTACCAACATCAATATAGAAAATTCTACGCTCAGGTGCGCGAGATAATCTATAGATAACCAGAGAGTCTTCAATCATACGAAGTTGATTGAGAGACTTAATTGCTTTATGAAGATACGAGAGTGTAAGATTCTTATTACGATCTACTAAACCAGAAGTACAATATGCGATAGAGTCCTTTGACATCTTGACTCCATTCTTTGTGGAGTTGTGTCCTCTATTGATAATTCCAGTTTGATTTGTTGACTGATTGTATACAAAATATTCTTGAATTTCTGGGAATCCGCTATCACTAGGATCCTTCTCTCCGTTGGGAAGATACTTCACATCTTCCTTTTTTACTTTTCCTGCTTGACGAACAAAGCGCATCTTAAGTGCGTCAATGTATCTTAATTCTTGAATTCCGTCAGTAGGATTTTTAATGTCAATTACTTTATGATAATAAAGTCTGCCATCAACATACCAGTTTCTATATATTTCGTGGCATTTTTTATCAAAGTCTAGTAGTTCTAGAATATATTTAAATTCTTCTCTGATTTTTTTCTTGAGACCGTCACTAACTTTTAAATTAGAAAGTTCAATTTCGACAGGACTATCATTAGTATCGCTAACAACAGCTTCATTAACAATGTCCTCAATGGCACCATCCACTTCAGGATGCAATGCCATTTCTCTATATCTTCTTATAAGATCATACTCTGATCTATATACACCTTCAATATCTACATAAGAACCAAAAAAACCACTGGTTAAATAATGGTCAACCCCGTCCTCATTATTTTGAGGAACGGGGGAGACGGCACCTTTCGGTTTTTTATCACCATCACCATCTTCAATAGAGAATCCAAATAACTTGGCAGCCATTATAATTTAGGTGTAAAACTGTTCTTACTATTTATCAGGTTAGATAATAGGAGTTCCAGTTTGATCAGAACCTGTTGCTGCCCAGTATTGTACTTGGAAGTCAACAGTAAACTCTTCGATGGTATCACCACTCTCATAGGAGAGATCGATTTGAGAGATATTTGTTGGGAAGATATCGTAGAATCTGTAAGATCTCAGAGGGAGATTAGTTGCAGAATCAGTATTCTCTGTGGAGTACTTAGTAAGTCCTCTACCCAACTGATGAACATATGCATCAACCATATAGGAAGCTGGATTTGTTGCACCAGTTGCATTATCAAGTTTACTAATTTGGTTCATCCACTGCTCAAAAGCAGTTCTGAGTTTGAAGTCTTCGTCGTTGACTACGGTGACAGTCCATACATCAAATGTTCTGTCTCCTGCAACCTTCAGTACCCTTCCTCTGAAGGGCACTTCAATTTGTGCAACGTTGGAGGCGGGCAGTGCCGCCGCCTTACACATAAAGTTGAAGGTCTCGTCATCCCAACCGTCAACATTTCCTGGGAATGTAGGAATGGTGACTTCAAATAAGTTTGGTCTTGCACCACCGCCTTGAAGTTTTGCCTTGAAGTCGGTGATAGTTCTAATAGCGCGTGCCATTGTGGTAATTCCTCCGTGTTTATTTAATCAGTTAGTAGATCAAACTCTACCAGCGACTTCTTCAAACGAGACACCAGTTCTCGTTGCAACGAACGTCAGGGTGACGTAGTTGATCGACTTAGCAGGCTTCAGGAAGATGTCTGCTCTGAACTCGTTGTTGTCAATAACATCGGGTGTGTTGTTGGTCTCGTCGCAAATTACGAGGTAGTCATAAATTCCGCGCTTAGATTGAATATCGCGCAGATATGGTTCAACAATGTTCACAAAGTTAGTTCTTGTGATTTGATCGTTGAACTCAAACAGTTGAGCTTCTGCTGCCTTTTGCAGTGCCTGCTCTACTGTCAGGAACAAGCGGCGAACGTTGATTCTATCGAACGCAGATGCGTATGCAAGAGCGGTCTTGTCTCCGAAGAGAATAATACCAGCGCCACTTTGATTAATAACAGAGTTGATTCTATTAGAGTACAGAGTGTCTCTTTGTGTCTTGTCTGGGTTGAATGCAAGTTTAATCGCATTCTTAATAACACCTCTCTGCTGTCCTGCAGGCGAGAACCATGGGAAAGCAACGATGTTTGTACGACACATCAGACCTGCAATGTCTGGGTTCGTAGGAACATAACGGAACAGATTGTTAAATCTGTCATAAGTGTACTTATAACCACTGTCAAATACTGCATAAGATGAAGATGACAGAGGACCAAAGAATTCAACCAAATTATTGGTCTGTGTTACTGGATTGGTTAAGTCAACAACAGATGCTCTGTGAGGACCGATAACCGCAACACAATCTTTTCTTCCATCAGCAATTCCAATCAGTTTATTTGCTTTTGCCTGACTATCATTTAAAGTATCACAACCAGGACCCATAATCAAATAATCTACTGCTATGTCTTCTTTATTATTAAAGAGTTGATATGCAGTAACAATATCGCCAAGTGATGACTTCAGATTACCCTGAGAAGTGTAATTTAAACCTTTACCCAGTGTAAACGTATGTCTTCCAATGGAGTTAAATTGTGCTCCATTTGCAAGTCTATCCCAAATCATGTCCGTCTGTACGGAAGGACTTGAGAAGCTAGTTGGAGTATCTGCTTCTGGGTACAGTGCTTGTGCTTGAGAATCATCACTGAATATTGTTGATGCTGGGAAGATGTTGTGGAATGTATCATTAGCTCCACTTGGGTTTGCACCAGCATAGATATACTTCGAGAAGTTCGCCAAGTAATTCTTGTACCACATTTTTTGTGGAGAATTTACTTGAGACACTGTATCTGTTGCTTTAGATAAGAACAGATGCTTCTCTAAGATATTTCCTCTTACTCCTGTAAGATCTCCAGAATCGTCTACAACGACGACGTGCATTTCGTCGTTCTCACCACTCCTCTCAGCAACATATCCAGATGTGCCAGGTTTAGGTGCGATAGTTCTCCAATAAATTGTAGAGTTATCTAATCCAAGATCCTGAGCGTTGTACCAATCATCAACACCATCTACGAGAAGTCTGGAATTGCTGGTAGCAACTTCAAGGACAACTTTATCATCTCTAAGTGCAGAGACTGTCAAAGTTGCGTTATCTGTTGGTGTAGTACCACCAATAGAAGCACCTTCAATAGTAACAACTTCGTTGAGTTGATATGCAAGACCAGTATTAATTGCGGTTACAGTTCCAATACCACCACCAGAATCTCTGTATACGTTAAAGGAAATACCAGAACCAACAGTACTTACACCAGCAACTGACAGATAAATGCCGTTTGATGCTGCAGGAATAGTTGTGAATGTTGAGACTCCACTGATGCTCTTTACAGCACCTTGAGTTAAGTCAAATCCACCAACTGCAGAACCACCAATTGATACTGTATCACCAACAGTATATCCAATACCAGCATCTACAATAACGATACCAGAGGCATCAATGTTACCATCAGTGTTGTTTCTTGTGATATTAAAGGATGCTTTAGATCCTGTTCCTCCAGTAGTTCCACCTACACCTGCATATGTTTGACCTTGCTGACCGTTAATCGCGGTAGAAGTTGTTAAACCTACAGTAGAGATTGAGTCAATTGGAGAAGTAATAAGTCCGTTAAAGTCAACGAACATGACTCTTTGACCCTTCAGGAAGGATGCATAAGAACTGTTTGGTGAATATGTCTGTCTATCATGTCTACCAGGTTGAGTTCCTCCAGTAGAAACTCTAGAGTGAATTTTGACTGTAATCGTACTTACGTCAATTGTTTCACCGTCAACAACGTTGGTTACGATTCCTTTGAGGTATCCTTGGAACGCTTGAGTTGTTCCTGCTCCAGGAATAACTTGTCCAGAGATATCAACGGTAACTCCGTATCCTACCGCTACACCGAGAGCACTAATTGCTGTAGTTGCAAAACCAACGACCTGATCTGCAAAGTCGTCAATTACACAAACCTTTACTCCATTTCCCCATTCTCCTGGGTTCTTGGCAGCATAGTACCAATCAGAAGCAGCTGTTGAATAGTTGCTGTTATAATCATCGAAGTTTTTAATTTTTACGCCTAAAACGGCAGATGTTCCAACACCAACGTTTCCGTTAGCAAGATTATCTCCGTCAGTACGTACAACCTTCAAGACGCCTCCATAAGAGAGGTATGAAGAAGCACTCATCCAGTACTCATACTGGTTGTCTTCTGTCTTTGGTAATCCGAAGTTGTTGATTAGTTCTTGTTCTGTGGAAACCGTAATTGGTTCATTGACAGGACCCAGTTCAAAAGGACCCGCAATACCTCCAATATTATCAAGAACGTTTTCAGCTCTTCCTACGGTTAAGTCAACCTCTCTAGTTAATACACCAGGAGATAATTGAGGAGTCGCCATGGATTCTGTCTCCTTGTAAGTCTCAGTTTATCTGAAAATATTTAGGAAAAAGGGCATTTACGCGGGGAATTTCGGCGTGAACTACCAATCTGGATACTCCCAAGCATTTGAAGACTTCTTGACTCTCTTTTTTGTACACTCCTTACATTCATATGAGAATGATGATGGGATCGCTCCTCGATCCTTTCTAGTCCTGTAAAATCCTTCTATAAGATTTTTCCTTTCACCACAAGTTCTACACTTCCTATCGTGAAGAAGTAGATGACCAAATTTTACCTGATCATCTAAGTCCATTATCCTCCACTCCAATCCCAATTCCAAGGTAACATTGCCATGCCAAAATATGGCATAAGAATATAGTGATCCATTAGAATCAGCACAGGTATACCAACCCCCAATTCAATAGCAATCTTCTTTCTTGGAGGTAA